TTCAGCAGGAAGCGGTATTGGTCGGCATGCTGTTGGATCCATTCCAACTTTGCGCGAATATCCTTGGCGGCTGCATCTGCGGTAATCTTGGCGTTGGCCAGTGCGTCATTTACCTTGCCGTGAAGGCTTGCCAGCGTGCGCTGGTTTTTCATTGCCGCGGCAAAGTCCGGTTGCGCGCACACCAGCCGGATCGGCTCAATCTCCGATTCCAGCGCGGCGATGTGCAGCGTGTAGGCTTGCCGGGCTTCGGCCATAATCTGTCCCTTGATGGCCTCTTTCTGTTCCTTGACAGCCTTTTCCAGCGTCAGGCCCAGCTTGTCGAACTTCTCGGCGTACAGCTCCAGCGTGCGCACGGCGTCGCCCACGGTAGCGATCTGGTCGATCACTTCCTTGGCCTTCATCTTGAGCGCCTTTGATGTAGAGCGGCTTTTCTTGGCGGTTTCCTCGCCGTTGGCGAAGTCCTCATCGGTCACCAGTTCCGTCTTGGCGTTGTTGATGAACAGGTCGAACAGCGGCGTGACTTCATCCAGGTTGCAGACTGACAGGCCGCCGGATGCGTTGATGATGACGGCTGGCAAGTCCTTGATGGGCTCGGCCTTTGGCGGCTCGACAATTACAGGAGGCACGTAGGCGGCCAAGTCTTTTTCAAACTGCGCCCAGCCTTGCAAAATCGCTTCACGCCATTGCATGTCAGGATAGACCCACACGTATTCGCAGTTTTCCGGCGTTCCGTCCGATACCATGAACAGCAACTTTTCAGCGCCTGTAACCATCAGTACCTGTTGGCATTGCGGCTGGTGTTCTTCCGGCAGCACGCCGCTACGCACCGATTCTGCCAGCGCCTTGTTGTATTGCTTGTGCTCGAAGGCGACTTCTCCGGACAGGGTAATACCATCACAGGAAGCAGACAGCTTACCGCGCGAGTAGGTTAGTGGATACAGGTCATCGCCGATGATTTCTTCGGCTATTGGGCGGGCCAAGGCCTCGGTTTGGTGTCCACGGTCAAATACGGCTTGCAATGATGGGCTTACTTCATCCTGTTCGCCTCCTGCCTTGATGCGCAACAGTTCGCTGCGCGTCGTGTATTTTGATATTCCAAGCATTGCCGCGGCCTCGCTTGCACCGAAGTGGTCAAGACGGAATGCATGCCATTCTGCGGATCCTTGCTGTAAATTGTGGATTTGCGGTGCGTCATTAATCATTTTCGTGGCTCCATGCGTCGATCTCGAATTTCTGCTCGGCAGTCAGCAGTTCCTTTGTCTCGATGGTGGCAATCAAATCTGCAACCGACTTCTTGCCTTCCAGGATGATTTTTTTCCACCCTGCCTTTTTCTTGTCGAAGCTCTCGGCGGTGCATTCCGGAAGATTCACCTCGCCGGTCTCCGTGTCTACTTCTTCCGGTACTGGAGACCAATCGCCCGCAATCGCATCATTGACGTTCAGCCCCTGTGCACCGGTCGCTGCGGCATTGTCCAGTTCGACGGCGCGCACCAGGTCAGGTGACATTGGCATGTACTTGAGGACTTGCAGCAGCACGACCTTGCGCGCGTACATTTCCATGTTGTCAAAGGCGTAGTGCTTGTCGCCAACCTTGTTGTATTTCGCAAGGTGCCGCTTGACGCGCGCGATTGACCAGACTTCCGTGATTACCGTATCGCTGCCCTTGACCTTGCCGCAGGCGTAGACGTGGGTGGGCTCACCTTCGCCGTGCGAATCGCCGGGGATGTGCAAGCAGCGTGGATCGTCGCCCAGCCGGTAATCGAATTTGTCATTGTTATAAACTGCGCCGGTCCATACCGTCGCCTGCCCGGAACGGCTGACCAGATCCACCAATCCCTTCCAGCCAGGAATGAACTGGCATTCCCATGTTTTCTCCCATGCGTTGCCGATTTTGGTGTTCTTGGCGTAAGGGATAAGATAGGCGCGGCCCAGGGTGTCAGGCTCAAGCCCAAGCTGTGACGCCTGAATCACGGCGGCAAATACGCTGCGCGGGTCGCACTTGGCCAGCATCGGGGTGCGGCGAAATGCGGTCAGTGCAATGCGGCTCATGCGGTCGCCGTCGAGGTGCTTGGGCAGGGCGCGCTGAATCTCTGGCAGGAATGCCTTTAAAAGAGAAGGAAAGTCCTTTTGTTTGGTGTCGGTTGATACATTGGTACTCATTGGGTTTTCTCCATTTGAATGCCCACCAGGTTATGGACAGATACAATCTCGCCGTCATCAAACTCGGCCATGACCTTTCCATCCGTGTGAAATACCCTCGTATTGGCTGGCAGACGATCCAATATCTCGGGCTTGATAAGCGACCTGAAACTCATTATTTCCAGATTCAAGAGTGTTCCTCCTTTCCTACATCCAGCCCAACGTCAGGGCTACGCAGAACAGGAGCAGGAGCGCGATGATTGCTTTGTATATCCAGGCTTCTTCCGGGTTGCGTTCCATTGCTTTCCTTTCGCAGTCTAAAAAGCGCACGCTCAAGACCTTCAAGAAGATCGGCGTGCCTGGGGTTGTTGGGGTCCAGTTCGAGCGCCATCAACTTGGCAACCTGTGTAATCTGGCGCTTCGCTTCGGCGCTGAACTGGCGCTGGTCATTTCTTCTATTCAAGATCAGTCCTTAAATCCGCTGGTTAGGTAATCCGTAGCGTCCACGTATTCGTAATCGTCCAGAATGCTCAGATCGCGCTGTCTTTCGATGTGCATGGGCTGGGCGCATTGCTCGACCACGACATCGTCAATAGCGCGCAGGTGGTGAATAATGATTTCCAGTGCATCCATGCCCTGACTCCTTGGTTGGTACTAAACTGAATTGCTTTGTTGATGGGACCGGGCTTGATACCGGTTCCATTTCGTCTACAGCGGCGCACCGTGTAGCTTCGTTGGTCTCTTCCCGCGTTTCCTTCAACGCCGCCCATCAACAAAACAATCCATTCATCGCGCATCAATCTGTATTGCTTGACTGGCTTTGTGAAGGTGGCCGGTACTGATCTCCGGCTTCTTGCGCCTGTTTCCGGCTGAGACTTTCGCCTCACTTTGGAACTCCCTTTCCGTGGGACGACTCATCGTTTACCGTCAGCGCATCAGCCTGCGCGTTCGCCTTCACAAAACCAGCTGTTACCCGCCACCTGCAGCTGGGCGTTGTGTTTCTGTGCGTTAATTTGTAATTTACCTGTAGGTAAACGGCATGTCAATACCCATAGGTAAATATTTTTGCGAAAAAAAACCCGCTTTTCAGCGGGCTTCGGCGTGAGGATGGGTTAGCGCTATTTTTGCATCTCGATCGTAACGTCAGGCCGGACTTTCATGGTGGGGCGTCTAAGGTCTGGATCTCCGTCTGCGAGGCAGCGGAATTGCAGCTCGGCAGTAGCATAGGTATACGGCGCAGAATTTCTCGACTCCGAAGACACGGGCATCAGATTCTTTCCTTGTGAGCGGCAAAACGTATTGGCGTCTCGGAATAACTGCGCCTCTACCTCCGCGCCTGATATGGTGAAGAAGCCGCCTGGCCTCCCTATCATGTAGGTGTCTTTGCCGATAGGGACAATATCATCCGTCCCGCTTGTTGTGGCGCACCCGGAGATGGTTGCGGCCATGGCAAATGCTGCAATTGCCGTTCTGCTGAGTTTCATAATTTCCCCTGTCAGTTAATTGGATCGGGCGTGCCGGTTTCCTCGACCACATCCTGCGGATAGCGTTCGGACGAGTCCGGGCAAATGATTTGCGCCACCTTGTAGGCGTCGTTGGTATAGAGCAGACAGCGCACGTTATCGGGCTTGCCGGTGAATACGTTGCCCGAGTAGGGCACGCCGATGCCGCGAATGTTCTCGGTTGGAGAGATTCGCTTGTTGTATTCGATGGTGACCGGCTGCGCGATGATTGCCTGCTGCAGTTGTGTTGTGTCGATAGCCTGAGAAGGCGCTGCCGGCTGCTTTTCGCAAGCGGTCATCAGTGTCGCCAATACAGCCAATATAGGCAACGTGTAGCGCAGGTTTTTTTGCATGACCATTATCCAAAAAAATATGCCAACACATTGAGGGCCACCATAATCAGCGTGAAGACGATGGCGATGACGTTATCGCGCCGCGCTTCCTTTAGCTGCGATGGGCTCGGTATTCCAAAGTAATAATCGCTGGGTTTCACTTTCCATCTGCCTATTCAAAATTTTACCGGCTGTCGCGGCGATTTCCGTATGGGTTGTTATTGTACACGGGTGGGTTGCTGTACTCGTTGCGCTCGGTGCCGTGCTGCCCGGTGTAAGGATTGACGTTCCCTTGGCTTGAATAATTGTCGGAACGGCTGCTATCCGGCGCGCTGCGATAGTGCGGCTGGACGTAGGTGCCGTTTGATTTGGTGTAGCCACGGACATACTGATCCGCCATCGCGCCGCCGGACAGCAATAACGGCATTACCAGGATTGCAAAAATCGCTTTCTTCATTATTTCTCCCCTTCGATTCACGGCGTAAAGGGCGCCGCCGCGTTGCGCCTAGTGGTGCTCTAAAGCCTGCGTAACCATCTCCAGGTGCAGCACACCGGCGAGGCCGGCAGCTTCGATCAGGTTGTTTGCAAGGCCGCCGGTTACCCCAGTGATGCGCGGGTGTTTCCGTTTGTGTTTCAAGGCCACGGCAAATACCAACCCCGACGCTTTGTTTTGTTCAAAAAGACCGATTAAATATTTCAGCGCGGCAACACTGTCGTGCTCGACAAAATCCAGGGTAATGAGTTCTTTCTCGTCATTTGCCATGGTGTTTCCCGCGCCTGTCGGCATGGTTATAAGCTTCTTGGGATTTTCTTCGCTCAGAAATGACGATCGTTCTTTTCTTGATGGCTGGGGGCGCCTTATTCTCTATTGTCGCCGGAGCATGCTGCGCCAGCACTTTCTGGTTGTGTTTGGCGCGCTTCCTTATCTCATCCAGCATCTCGGATTTTTCTTCGGGCAAGAGCAGCGCCCACATATCCAGCAACTCGGTTTGCTCATGAGATGTCAGTGCTCCGGCAGCAGATTCTTCATCCTTAACCTCGCGCGCCAAGCCATCTTTGTCTAGCCACCCAGGAAACTTAGCTTCAACGGCGGTCACCATGGTATCGCTAATTCGTTTCTTGTTCTTATGCCCCTCCGGCAGCAATGCGCGGGAAATATAGCTTGCATCTCTGTTTATTTTCGCGCTCAGTTCAGCGGCGCTGTCATTACAGAAATCCTTTTTTATTTTTAACAGGCGCTGGCGCCTGAACTCGTATATCGCCTGCAGCTTACGCCGCTCTAGTTCTTTCTCGTCCATCTCCAATATTTGCACGCGATTACTTTCAGGTAAATTCCCTACAGGTATTGACTTATTCATTACCCATGGGTAACGTATACGATATGAACAAACTTCTTGCATATATAAATTCTCTTTCTGTCGCTGAACAGATGACATTTGCTGCCAACTGCGAAACGACTGTTGGTTATTTGCGCAAAGCAATAAGCAAGAAGCAGAAGCTTGGCGAAAGTCTTTGTATAAAAATTGAGCGAATGTCTGGCGGACAGGTCATTTGTGAGGACATTCGAGACGATGTGGATTGGGCGTTTATTCGCGGCACTAGAAAGCCATCAAATAGCATCCGTCCAACATCACCACCATGACTACATCATCGATAGTTCCAGCGGAAAGAGCCAGAAAGGGCATGCAGGTTGTTTTGCAGCGCATGCAAGATGCTGGAATAGGCGCGCAGGTGGCTGTCGCCATGGGGGTTTCGGAGGCTACCGTTTCGCGTATCAAAAACGAGCGCGTGGAGGAGGTGCTTTTGTTTCTGGCGCATATCGGCTTAAAAATAGTTCCCACCAGCTACAAATGTGTAGATAAGGAAACTTATGATTTCCTGACGCTTACACACCAGCGAATCATGCGGGTCGCGCCGCAGCTGGTTTGGGATACAGACGATGAATGAGCGAATGCCAATGCGAACTATGCGATCCCTCAGGCTTTCACCAGACGTATTCAATGCAATTCAGGCTCGAATGCGAGGCCAGGGCAGTCAAGCGTTGGCCCATCCACTGGCAGGAAAAGTACCTGCTGAAAATGCCGGACAGCCGGCGCCAGCAATTGGAACAGGAAATGAAGCTGCAGCGGGGTTTGTCCTGATTCCGTACCCGGTTTCCGCAAACAGATATTGGCGCAATTTCAAGGGGCGCATGGTCGTGTCGAAAGAGGCTATCCAGTACAAGACCGGGCTGGCGAAATTGTTCCTCTCGGTTGAACAGCATAAATACATCTGCCCGGTTTCGGTATCGATGCGGGTTCATCCAAGACTGACAAAAAAAGGGGTCGCAAGCAAGGTGCGCGCGGACCTCGACAATCTTATGAAGGTCATTTTTGACGGATTGAACGGCGTGGCATGGGTGGATGATTCGCAAGTCGTGCGCATCCTGGCGGAGTTTTCTGATCCGCTTCCGGATGGCGGTGTTTCTATCAAGGTGGAGGCGATATGAAATCAATCCAGGGAAAGTCATGCTGACCATCATCTCGATTCTCGTCGCCGCCTTGATCGGTTGCGGTGTGTGTATCGCCTCGCTTCTGGACCAGCGCAAGAGCCTGATCCAGTTCGTCCAAACCATGTCGCGCCACAGATGGAGCGGCGAGGAACTTCTCAATATTGTGAAGGGATTATGCAAATGATGATGAGCGATTTTTACAACTTCCTGATTGAAGTCGCGGTATTTCTGGCTGTCAGCTTGTGTGTCTGGATTCTTGGCGGCATTAAGGACGAATGATGCGCACCGCTGCTCAGCCTACATCTATCGACGCCTTCCATGCTCACGCCAGCCAGAGCAGCCAGCAACGCAACCGCATTCTGGCGCATATTAAAAAATGCGGTGGCGACTGGTCTATCGGCGAATTGGCGCAGGTAATGAGCCTGCAAAAATCAACTGTCTCAGCACGAATTAACGAACTCCTGTATGTCACTGGGGAGCTGATCGAGCGGCCCAAGCGCAAGGATCGTGTATCTGGAATTTGTATCAGGCCGGTGGGATTGCCGTGTACTGGCCAACAGAAGCTTTGGGAATAACTAAATGACTAATCCTTGGTTCAGATTCTATTCGGAATTCTCGCACGATCCAAAAGTGCAGATGATGAGCGAGGCCATGCAGCGCCGTTACATCATGGTGATGTGTCTACGTTGCAGTAACGACCTTGTAACGTTACATGAAACAGAGATTGCGTTTCATCTTCGCATCAGTGATGCAGAACTTGCAGACACAAAAGCATTGTTCATCAGCAAAGGGTTTATTGATGACCAGTGGAACCTGGTTAATTGGGATAAACGTCAATACAAGTCAGACTCAAGCGCAGAGCGGGTTGCAAGGCATCGTAAAACCAAAAAAGAATCAAGTAACGTCGATGTAACGTTACAGAAACAGAAAAGTAACGCCCTAGATACAGATACAGATACAGATAAAGAAACAGAAGAGTCAAAAGCTTTGGCGGACAAGCCGCCCAAACAATCTCGCAAACATCGCTTGCCGGATGATTTTGTTCCCAACGATGCGCATCGAGACAGTGCCAGCAAAAAAAGCTTAGACCTGCAAGCTGAATTTGAGCAGTTCAAATTCCACCACCGGTCCAAAGGCTCGACGATGGTTGATTGGTCTGACGCCCTCCATACGTGGCTTGGAAATGCTGTGAAGTTTAAACCCCGCAGTGGAGCCCCACCCAACCGAGACTCCGCCAGACATGCCGCAGCAAAATCAATTTTCAAAGACGAACACATCCAGCACCTGATGGGGGGAAAACAGAATGAACCCAGTATCGACGCAGAATTCACCAGAGTTGACTGAGCCCATGCCAAAAGCATGGACAGAACGGGTATTCATGCGCCTGCATGGTCGTTTTGGAAACCCATTTTTCGACAAGTTTCGGGTCGGTAAGTTGAACAAAGATGGCGATGATGTCGGCGTAGAGAATGCCAAACAGGTATGGGCAGACGAGCTTTCGGGATTCTCAGCAAACGAAATCAAGCGCGGCCTGGAGCATCAATTTTCGTTCCCGCCAAGTTGCGATGAATTCAAATCAGCCTGCCGGCCAGTCATGGATAACCGCGCCGAATGGGCCGAAGCCTGCGAACAGATGCGCATCCGCCTGCAGGGTGAACAGCGCGACCACTGGAGCCGGCCAGAAGTGTATTGGGCCGCGGTTTCCGTCGGCTGGTATGACCTGAATTCCAACGGCTGGGAGCAGATTAAAACGCGCTGGGGCAATGCAATCGCAAACGCCAAGCACGACGAAATACCGCCGTATCGTGCACAGTTGCCTGCGCCTGGCCAGCAGTCTATCAGCCGGGAAGAAGCCGAGCAGCGCGTTAAAAGCCTGAACGTAACAATTTTGGAAGGCAAGACCGATTACAAAGCGTGGGCGAAACGCATCATCGCCAACCCGAAAAATTATCCGCACAGATCACTCGAACTCGCGCGCGAAGCGATGGGTGTTGAAGACAATGCGTAAGCACGGCAAACGCATCAAAACCCGGCGCGACCCTGCCGCAATACAGCGCGTGCTGGTGGGCGTCAATCCGCTGGCCGGCGACCAGATAACCGACCTCGGGCTGGCCTACCGCATGGCGCTGGAACTGCTGCGCTGCGGAATGGGCGAGGAATGCCACGTCCACACCCTGGCCTGCACGTCCAACATCGCCCTGGTGCTGGCCGAGCGCGGCTACGGCGCTGACAGCATCGAGCAGATCAAGCAAGCACAGGACGGCATCATGCGCTGTTTCGGGCGCGGCCGGCGCACCGGCAAGTGGGGCTTGGACGGCGAGGCGATTACCGCCATCACGCAGATGATCGCATTGCACGATGCGCAGCTTGTGGTTGCGCGGCAGAAGGACATCCGGGAGGCGATTGGCGAGGTTCACAAGCGGATGGATCGCGGGGATGTGCTGGGGGAGGCGGCGTGAGTTTGAGTGGACACCAAAGCGCAGTGATGAAAAATGACGAATGGCTGACGCCGCCAGAAATCTTGTGGGTGCTCGGAGAGTTTGACGATCCGTGCGCCCCAGTAGTTCGTCCATGGGCGATAGCGTCCCAGCATTACACCATTTTGGATGACGGCCTGAGCAAACCGTGGGCTGGGCGTGTTTGGTGTAACCCGCCATTCGGGCGCGAGGCGGTGAAGTGGCTGCGGAAGATGCGCGACCATGACAACGGTATTGCGCTGATCCCTGCGCGTACCGAAACCGCGATGTTTTACGAAACCGTGTGGGGATTTGCGAGAGGGGTGTTATTCATCCAAGGGAGGCCGCACTTCCATTATGTGGATGGGCGGCGTGCAAAGTTCAACAGTGGAGCGCCGATAGCTCTGGTGGCATACGGAAACTACAACCTGGAAGTGCTCAGGAATAGCGACCTTGGCTTCGTGGTGGAAGCACGATGAGCCGCATCACAATCACCCGCACAAACAAAGCGCTGCCCACCGGCAATGCCCTCGAAGGCGCGCGCGCGATGCTGTTCGGCGCACTGGACGGCTTCACCAAGGATGACCGAACCGCATGGCGCCGATTCTGGAAGAGGCTGACCAAGATGCAGCCGGGGGAAATGGCCGTCGCAGAGATGGTGTTCCCGCGCTCCGGACCGTACCACCGTCGGCACATGAAGATTGAACAGTCTGTATTCGACGCGCAGGAGCGATTCGATGACTTCGAGCAGTTCCGCTACTGGCTGAAAGTCGGCGCGGCCTGGGTGACATGGGCAGCCGGGCCAAAGGGTGGCGTGGTGCCGATCCCCAAGAGCATCAGCTACGCCAAGGCCGACGAGGAAGAATTCAGGCGCTACCACGCCAAGGTCGTTGCATTTCTGCGCGGAGAGCATGCGGCAAAGTACCTGTGGCCGCACCTGGATCCGATGGCAGCAGCCGACATGATGGATAGCATCTTGCGCGGATTCGACGAATGAGCGCACCGAACAGGGATGAAAAGCAATATCACGACGCATTGGCCAGCATCGTCGGGTGCATTGCCTGCCGCCTGGACGTAATCATCAATCACCACGTCAGCATTCATCACCGGGATGGGCGCACCAAGCCGGGCGCACACCGTAAGGTTTTGCCGCTGTGCGGGCCGCATCACCAGACTGGCGGCATGAAAGCGCCATCCATCCATCCATGGAAGCGCCGGTTTGAGGCCAAGTACGGCACGCAGGAAGAACTACAGGACAAGTGCAACAAGATATTGCGGCAGCAGGGGTATGTGTTTTGAATATTCATCGCATGACGCCCGAGGCCATCGTTATCGCGGCCGAAGCGCGCGCATGCAAAGGATGTGCAAGGGAAATGAAGGTCGTTTTTGGAACTGAAATCAAGACGGGTTGCACATTGGGGAGAAAGCATGGGGAACGCTGCAAGAAGTATGTACCAACCAGAAAGGGCTCGCATGGATAACAGGGAAATCGAAATGCTCTCGACGACTGATGCCGGACTGGCGCGGTTCGAGAACTGGCGGGCATGGGCGACCAACGGGGAGCGAGCCATGCTCATGCAGCACTTTTTCCCCAGCCGCGTATCCGCCTGCAAGTTTTACAAATCCCGCGAGCATTACCTGGATGACGAGGATCCGCGCCCGGAAATCGACAAGGATGATGCCGCCGTGGTCGATGCTGCACTGAGCCTGCTGCCGCGCCAACTGAAAACCGCCGTGACGAACCGATACCTGGGCCGGCCTGAAATCCTGAATGTCCCGTACTCCGTACTCGACGAATGGGTATGCCAGGCTGCGCGCGAATTGATGGCGCGCTGGCCCTGAGTTTGCCCGAGGCCCTTCATGCCTTCCAGCGCGGCTGCCAGCGTGGGCAAATCGGCAGATACCGCAGACCCCAGCGCCTAAGCGTAGCCGGATGGGGTTTTATCCACCAACCACGAAAAGGAAACACCATGAAAGCATTGCAAGTAAGCACCCCGTCAGGACAGAGCCGCTTCGCCCTTGACACCATACGCGCCGTTCACTTGGTTGAAATGAACACGTTGCCAGAGATTCAGCCGGAACATGCCGGTAAATGGCTGCTGGTGGTCGAGCAGCTCCCAATCAAGGCACTTGACCCGGCCGGCAGCGCCCAGGTGATCGACCACTGCCAGCAGAAGGAATGGCTGTTCGATTCGCAACGCGAGCTGGATGCCGCGGTTAAGGTGGTCGAGCTTTAATGCACGGCTTACTGAGCGGCGGTCCGATAGAACACCTGAAACGCGGGTGGGCTTTGATGCCATTTGTCGGAACACGCGCTCATTTCTGGATTGAGGACAAGGAAACCATGCCGCCCAAAATCCACGATGGCGGGCGCGTTCGATATTATTCTTCGCTTTGTGGGGTGACTTCGGTAACCGACAGATCCGTTCCCGCTCTGACTGCTGGCAATTACCCAAGGTGCAGGAAGTGCCAGAGAATGGCCGACCGTAACGGAACGACCCACTCAAAATAAGGACCTGAACATGAGAAAACTCCTTTTAATCATATTGGCCGCGGCGATTATTACCGGGTGCACCAATAAAGTCGAAGCAAGGCGCGCCCTGGAAGGGGCAGGGTATACAAACATCCAGTTTCATGGGTACGCCTGGTTCATGTGCGGCAAGGAAGATACATACGCAACATCATTCACGGCGACTGGCCCAACCGGAAAGCCAGTAAGCGGCGCAGTTTGCGGCGGCCTGATTTTCAAGGGGCAGACGATAAGGACTGATTAAGGGGTGTGGACGATGTGGCCATTTAGAAAAAAACAGCCTGCACAAGAACAGAAGCCGTCACTTGTGGACTCCGAGACTTCACTGCGTGAGCAATCCCGGAGAATATCTCAGGAGTTCGCCAACTGGCGCCCGCTGGGAAGCAGCTTTTATTATCTTGGCAACGAGATGGTGGTGACTGCGCACTGTAAATTGCAGTTATTAGGATTTGCATGGATAACCATTCCATGCATTATTGCCGACTACAAGGATGGGTTTGGCATCATACGATCGTTCGAGTTTGACATGGATCAGGTAAAGGCGATGATGGCCGCGGATAAAAAGAATCATGAAAATTAAATGGGATGGACATCATTACGGCGCGCTTATCATCAGCGATAAGGGCTACAGGTTGGCCCTATTCAAAAAACATGAGCGGGCGCTTTACACCTTGGACTGGTTCCTTTCGGGGGTGAAGCCTGAATGGTAGCCGCTATTTCCAGAATGGAAAAAATATGAAAATCGCAAAAGAGGTTCGCCAAGGCGAGGTAATCCCGGAATGGTATGGTGTGGCATGGATGCGCTGGGAATCCGGTACGGCTATTTGCTATCCTATGCCATTAAACATGCTGGTAGCCGCAACGAGGGCAATCGTAATATGGATGCGCTACGGATACCGCCCCGTTCCCTGCAGTGCGCGAGATGCCTACGCGCAAGGGTTGCGTGATGGTAAGCGATCTAACAATGCCAACACAAAAGACCGAAAACGCTTGACTACACCCCACCCGTAATCGAATAATCACATCTGCTGGGAAAGTCGCGCCCAAAGCGCGCACCCAAATGTCCACTTTTGTCGTTGAAGGGGATGCCTGCATAACATCAGCAGGAAAACGGCACCAAGACTCATGGCGATTGTCGGATGGGCTGGATGATGCCTTCAGCCATAGAACAGACCGGCAAGGAGCAAACCACAGTCGCCAGCAGTGTTGGTATAACCGCAGCCGGTTTGTCGTGCGCACGATTGCGTTGCGATGTATGGCATGGCCTGATCTGGTCAGGTTCGGAAGGGAGCGCCGGTACTCTCGCAGCCTAATCGTAGGCTGATGTGTCTTGCGGTTGCCAACAACCCATTAATTCAATTTCAACCCGCCACTCGGCGGGTTTTTTTATGGCTGCGGGAACGATGATTAAAAAGCCCAAGAGAGAAGTGGACTGGGAAAAGATCAGTCCGCACTATCGCGCTGGCATACGCTCACTCAAGGACATCGGCGACGAATTTGGTGTATCAGACGCCGCCATCATCAAGCATGCCAAGAAGAACGGATGGGAACGCGACCTGACAGCCAGGATCAGGGAGAAGGCGAAAGCCAAGGTTAGTGCCGCAGTGGTTAGTGCCGAAGTTAGCGCGCAAACCAAACTAACCGAAACCATCCGGATCGAGATCGAGGCCGAGGTTCAGTCGCGTATGGAGCTAACGCACCGCACCGACATCACCAGGGCGCGCGGCGTGGCCATGAGCCTGTTGTCCGAGCTTGAGAGCCAGACCGTGAACCATGAACTGTTCGAGCAATTGGGCTTCATGCTGCGCAATGAAGATGACAAGGGAGCCGACAAACTGAACGACCTGTATCACAAGGTCATCAGCATGAGCGGGCGCACATCGAACATGAAGCAACTGGCCGACACCCTGAAAACCCTGATCGACCTCGAGCGCAGGGCTTACGGCATCGATACGCGCGTTGGCGCATCCGAAGGCCTGGAAGATTGGCTAAAGAAGCTGGATGGATAACGCAGAAAAGCTGCGCCGGCTCCAGCTACTACGTACGGAGTTCAGGCATTACGCGCCGCTGGCGCTGAAAATCAAAGACAAGGCTGGCCGTGTTGTCCCATTTACGCTCAACAAGGCCCAGGAAGCACTGGACGATGCGATCGTCGAGCAGTACGGGACAACCGGCCGCGCCCGCATCCTGGT